CAGGTACTACCCCTTCTTCTTTAAACCCATACAAGATGGAACGACCAATCCGCGCATGGAGCTGGCTTTTCGCGAGCCGTCTAAGAGAATCACGAAGAACAATAAGACTGCGACGAAGGGCGACGCTCTTAATACGATCATAAATTGGAAGAACACAACAAACAACGCCTATGACGGGGAAAAGCTACATGTTCTCTACCTGGACGAAGCAGGAAAATGGGAGAAGCCAGTCGATATCAGAGAAGCGTGGCGCATTGAGCGTACGTGCCTTATCGTTGGTCGCAAGATTGTGGGGAAGGCTTTCGTAGGGAGCACTGTAAACCCTATGAACAAAGGCGGGGAGGAGTACAAAGCCTTGTGGGAGGATAGCGATCCTAATGAACGTAACGCTAACGGAAGAACAAAAAGCGGACTATATAGGATTTTCATTCCAGCATTTCACGCTTTGGAAGGATTCTTCGACAAGTATGGTAACGCCGTTGACGAAGACCCAGAAAAACCTGTCATGGGTGTGGACGGTGAGCTTATCGAAATCGGATCTAAGACTTACCTAAGGAATGAAAGGGACAGCCTCAAGCATGACGCTTCTGAGCTGAACGAAGTAGTGCGTCAGTTTCCGTTTACCGAAGAAGAGGCTTTCAGAGATAGCATCGAAGGCAGCCTGTTCAACATCGGAAAGATCTACCAGCAGATAGATCACAACAACAATCTGTTCCCCAATCCCGTTGTTCGTGGCAACTTTATGTGGAAGGAGAAAGATAAAGAAGTTATCTTCTCTCCAGATGCTAACGGCAGGTTCCGTATGGCATGGCAGCCGCCACCAGAATCTAGGAACAAGCACATCGAAGAGTACGGGAAGAGGAAGCCTGGTAATGCACACATGGGTGTTGGAGGTGTTGACTCCTATGACCTCGACGCTACAGTGGACGGAAGAGGCTCTAAGGGTGCTATGCACCTCTACAATAAGTTTAACATGGAGGGCGTAAGTAACTGTTTTGTAATAGAATACGCCTCTCGTCCTGACCTTGCAAGCATCTTCTACGAGGATGTTTTGATGTGTGCTTTCTACTACGGGTACCCACTCCTCGTGGAGAACAACAAGTACGGTATCGTAAGGTACTTTGAATCAAGAGGTTACGACGGTTACTTAATGGAAAGACCAGACCATCTGTCTTCTGGTAGCTCTAAGGTGAACGTGAAGACCAAAGGTATCCCTTCGAACTCGCAAGACGTCATCCAGTCTCACGCCCAAGCTATCGAGGCGTACATCCACAATCACGTCGGTGAAAACGCAGAGACTGGAGAGATGGGGCAGATGTATTTCAACCGTACACTGGAGGATTGGATCGGGTATAAGATCACAGACCGAACCAAGTTTGACCTTACAATTAGTTCTGGGCTGGCACTCTTAGCTGCACAAAAAGTAAAGAAAGAAAAGCCTCAAGCGGACTTCACTGAGAAGCAGTTCTTTAGACGAAACAAGTTGAAAGAGTGGCACCGCTAAGTTTAGTATATTTGCGCTAATGTATGGGAATAATAACAAGAAGAGTAAAAGCGGTTTCCCTGATCCTTTAGCGCCTCAATCTGAGAAAGAGACTAAAGATTACGGGCTGAAGTACGCTAAGGCCATTCAAGCTCAATGGTCATCAGGAAACCAAGGTAGCTCCCTGATGAAGCGTCGCAGAGACACTTTTATCAAGAACCGAGCGTATGCTCAGGGCAATCAGGATACGAGCATCTATAGACAGTTGCTTACGAGTCTTGACCCTAACAATGGAGACGGAAGTTTCTTGAACCTGGACTTTACCCCAGTTCCTATCCTTCCGAAGTTTGTTCGCATTGTCGTGAACAAGATTCTTTCTAGAGAGCCCTACCCAAACCTAGAGGCTGTCGATCCATTGTCTTCTTCTGAAAAAGATAGAGAAAGACAAAAGACTGAGGCTCTCATTAAAGCAAAGCAGCAGCTGCTAGCCATTAAAGAAAAGACTGGGGTGGACGTGGCAGATGTAGAGAAGCTCCCAGACACGCTTGAAGAAGCGGAGATCTTTATGGGGAACAACATCAAGTCTTCTTCTGAGATCGCTGCGCAGATCGCTACCAACCTTACGCTTAAGTGGAATGACTTCACAGACTCTGTGTATCGCAGATGTGTGAACGACATCGTTACGCTTGGTATGGGTGTGGTGAAAAGAGAGAACGATCCCAACTACGGTATCGTTACGAACTACGTTGATCCGCTGGACTTCATCCACTCGGATGTAAAAGATCCAGGCTTTAGCGACATGGTGTATGCTGGGCACATTCGCCGCATGCCTATCCACGAGCTGAAGCGATTGGCTGGCGACCAGTTCGAAGAGGAGGATATCAAAGAGATTGCTCAGGCAGCACAAAAGAAATACGGGTATGATTCTGCTGGTATGAACAGCATGAATATTGATGCTCGTACCAACCGTCCTTCTTTTGGTTATGACGAGTTCGTTGTCGAGGTTCTTGACTTTGAGTTTATGACTGTAGACTGCATGTACTTCGAAGAGAAGGAGAGCCGTTACGGTAACAAAGGATTCTATTTCAAGGGTGACAACTACAGAGCTCCAGAAAACTCAGTGTTTAAAAGAGATATTAAGAAGCTTGAGAATGCCACCGTGTACGGTGGATGCTTCGTTCTTGGTACCGATAAGCTCTTTAACTACGGTCAGAAGACCAACCTGCCAAAGAACATTCATGACCTATCTCGTGTGACGCTTTCTTACTCAGCGGTCGCCACGAACATCGAGGATATGATTCCTAAGTCTATGGTGAACAGCTGCATCGGGTTTGCAGACCAGCTTCAGCTTACACACCTTAAGATTCAGCAGGCTGTTGCTAAGGCTAAGCCTGACGGGATCATCATCGACATCGAAGGATTGGAGAATGTACAGCTCGGCAAGGGTGGTGAGTTGCAGCCGCTAGAGTTGCACGACATCTACGAGCAGACTGGTGTCTTCTACTACAGAAGCAAGAACCCAGAGGGTGGATTCCAAAACCCACCGATTAGAGAGATCAGCAATTCTGTCCGCAACATCAACGAGTTCATTGGTTTGTACAACCACTACTTGCGGATGATTCGCGACACGACAGGCATCAACGAAGTCATGGATGCGAGCACGCCTAAGGGTGATGCTTTGGTTGGTGTGAGACAGCAAGCTATCGCGGCTGGTAACAACGCTATCTACGATATGACTTACGCCTCTATGATCTTGTTCAAGAAGGTTTGTTCGGATATCGTCAAGTGTCTTCAGGTTTTGCCTAGAGGTAGCGTCGTGTACAAGGCTTACGCGAATGCTGTTGGGGACACTAATATCAAGGTCTTGACTTCGTTTGAGAACTTGCCTATGTACAACTTCGGCGTGCAGGTGGTAAAAGAGATGGAGGATGTGGAGAAACAGTACCTGGAGCAAAACATCCAAGTAGCCCTTGCTCAGAAGGAACTTGACATTGAAGATGCTATCGCCATCCGTCAGCTTAAAGACATCAACCAAGCTGAACGTTTGCTTGTGGTGAGACGCAGCAAGCGTATCGCTCGCAACCAACAGATGGCTCAGCAGAACTCTATGGTGCAGGCTCAAATTCAGCAGCAGTCAGCAGCGGCTACTTCTCAAGCTAAGCAACAAGAGATGCAGATGGAGGCTCAGTTGAAGGCTCAAGAGTTGCAGCTCAAAGCACAGCTTGAAATGCAGATGGAGCAAGTGAAGCACCAGATGCGTAAAGAGATTGAATTGATCAGAGCTCAGGCTACTCTCGGTTTCCGCACTGAAGAGCAAGAGTTCAAAGAAAAGCTTGAGGTGCTCAAAGAAGATCGTAAAGACGAGCGTGTTGAGAAGCAGGCTGTTGAACAAAGCAAGCTTATCTCTCAGAGAAAGGGTGAGAGAGCAGAACTTTCTAAAGGGCCAGAAGGTGCTAGTGCAGACGTTCAAGAAATCGTAAACAACATCATACAACAATAATGGCTACAGTAAACTTAGATACGGCAGCACGTCTTGACATCGTGTGCAGGAAGGGAGATACGTTTGAGCTTGTCCTTGATTTCGGCGCAGAGATGGAGCAAGCAGCTGCAAACTGGAAGATGCAGGTAGCTCCGTCGGATACTGCTACAGCCATCTTGAGCCTTGAAGGTGCTACAAACTTTACGATCGAAGCAAACGATGATGGTGTTAACTACGCCAAGGTTACGATAACAGCTTCCTCTACTGTGATGGGTGGGATAGATTCTGGATTGTATGTCTATGATATTCAGACAGACAGCGATACAGCTGGCAGTAGTGGCGGTACTGTAAAGACTCTTTTGTACGGTACGTTTAAAGTG